GCTATGAAGAGAAAAGAAGCTGTTATTATATCTTATAATCCAGAACCTGAAAATGTAATAAGAAGTAAAGCACAATTAGCTTTAAATAGAAAAATGACGCCTGAACAATTAGCTAAAAATAAACTAATTAACTTAGGTAGAATTACATCTCAAGAAATTAAAGATAAACAATCCCAAGCATTAATAAATTTTCATAAAAATAGAAAAGAAACAACTGTACCTATAAAACCTTCAAAATGTTGTGATTATCACTCTACTAAATGCGAGACAGTTACTACAAAAAAAGGTTTAGGTATTAGATGGAAATGTTTAAAGTGTAATAAAAAATATACAGAGTATTAGATAGACGTTGTAAAACAGGAAGAATTGCTGGAAAACCCTACTTCAGTCTGAAGGGGCAATCAGCAGCCTAGCTTAGTTAGTAATAACTTTGAAGGTTCAACGACTAACTCACGACTCCTACTTAATTGAGGAGAGTAACTGAGACACGAGCATCCTGCACTAGTAATAGTGATGATATAGTCTAAACACTATAGTAATATAGTGAATTATAGGATAAAGAGCCTATAAGATAATAAATTGATCTACAGTGATGTCACAAGAGATTACATTAAACATGTATTAGAAGAAGCTAAAGGAGAAGCCTCTGCAATAGTAGAAGAAGAGCTGAAAGAAGAAGATTTAATTCTATGGTTAAGTAAAGCTAACAGTATATTAGGTAAAGTTAATGGTAATCCTACATTGTATAATATCTCTAAGATAGTAGATACAAGTAATATTACACCATCTTTTAAACTTGATAAACGTTTGAAGTTTTGTAAACCTGAATTATTTTTCTGGGGTATAAACATTAGAAAGATTAGTATACGTATAGATTACAAATCTGGTAAAAACAGTGTTGAGAGGTTAAGCCTGCAAGACTGGTATAACTGGAGTGAAGATCGCATATACTTACAAGAAGGTATTACATCTCCCACTAAGGATTTCTTCTTATTACAAGATAATGAGGCGTTTATAACTGTACAAGCTCCTACTAGAGATGAACTATTAGAGCAATATGTACGTGTAGACCCTACTACAGATTTTGAGAAAAAGTGGACTGAAGATTATGTTAACTCTATGATAGATAAACGAGATGCCGTATTAGCCCATTTAAAGGCTTCTAAGCACATTCGTAACTATGATGAGGTAATAGTACCAGAAGAGTTCACTAAGGAGTTTACAGAGAGAGAAATCAAGGAAGGCGAGATAGATAAAACGAAGAATCTTACACCTAAAGAGTTAAGAGCTTTAGATAATAAGATATTGTTGTATAGACCTTCAGAGAATGATTGGAATGGTGATTACTATAGGTACAAAAAGTATGAGGTAAAAGCATCTGAATTTAAAGATTCTGAAAAGCCTACATATTATGGCCATCAAGATGATGAGTTGAAGATAGCTTATGCTGCATTTGTAACTAACTATAATGACGGTGATATAAATGATATAATAAGTATAGATGATCATCTTAATAGGGTTGAAAGAGATACAAATATAGACATCTTTAGAGCTAGTCAAACACTATCTAGTAAGTTATTCACTAATCATAAGTATATCAACAAGTTCTTCAAAGAAGAAGCTATTATAGATAAAAAAGTAAGTATGAGTAAATTCTTAGTAAACTATTACACAGGTAAGTTGATTCATGATAAATTACATCAACTAGAATTCTTAAAGAACTACAAATCTATAAATATTCAAATACATGAGCTTTATACTGAATTGGTAGAGTATAAAAAGATTTATTATAGAGATATAGCTGAGTGGAGACGTTCTACAAATGAAGTAGAAGAGTTCCATAAAGAAACTATGCACTATTGTGCTAATGTATTTGAAATGCAGACATATATCAGAGATCACAAAGATAATCCAGAGCTTATTAAAGCTAAAAGTATGGAGTTATTCGGTGTAGATACTGTAGAAACTGCATTAGGTGTAGATTTGGCTATGTATGATAAGCTACAAAACTTGTTAGAATACGCAGAACCTGTTAAAGACTTGTTTAATCATGTAGAAGTATTGACATGTGATAAGTCTACAATATCTCCACAAACAGAATCTTTAATTAATGAGTATTTACATTTCAAAGGTTTAACTAATTTTAAGATACATACGGATGATTCAGTAGAAACTACTGTTCCTGTTCAAGAAGTGGCTGAAGAACCTGTATTTTAAATCTAATGGCAACTCTAGGGTATTTAAATATATCCTAGAGACCCTTTTTATAAGATAAAATATTATAGTAAATACTTGACTTTTAAGTATTTATGTCGTAAATTAGTAGTAACAATTAACAATTAAAAACAACAAACAAATGGCAATTATTCTAAATTGGAATGACAAAATTATTACTGGATCTATCAATGCTGATGTGTATAGCGTTACTTTTGCTCCTGAGAAACTTGCTAAGTTGCAGGAATTAATAGCTAAATCTAATGCAGCACAAACTGTAGCAGATTACAATGCAGCTGTAGAAGAGTTTAAACAAGCAACTGAAGAAACTATTTCAGGTGTAATTGGTACAGATAATGAGTATATCTATGTAGACCAAGCAAAAGGTACTTTTCATTTGAAGTATAACAATGCTATCTCTACTGTACCTATGCCTAAAGCATTAGTAGACCGTATTAAAGAGTCTGTAGACAAAAAAATTGACTACCTTCCATTGATTAAAGCATGGGTACGTTGGTTACGTAACCCTAAATTGCGTAAGCTGTCTAAAGCTGGCCAAGAAGCATTCAGTCAACGTTTCTTCAATTACATTAATATTAAGTATACTAATCAAGAATTAGTAAATAAATTAATAGAAGAAAAGGGTTATTCTGAAGAATTGGCTCGTCAATTAGCAACTACTTACCAAGTAAAGATTACTAATGAAGGTTTATTAGCTACTTTTAAAGTATCTAGAGAGATTACTAAACGTTACAGGTTTAATGATAAAGGTAAAAAAGAAGAATATGATGTGTATTCTACTGGAACTAAAACAATTGACCCTATTAGTGGCTTAGTAACTACTGAAAAAGTAGAGTTGTCTAATGAAGATAGGTATTTTGAGCCTGCAGTACAAGGTAAAGGTGGTGATGCATTCTATTGCGGAGATACATTAGGACATTATATCCGTGTAGGTCAAGTGCATAGATTACCAGATTGGTCATATGTAAATTGCGATGACAATCAATCTTGTGTTAAGGGGTTGCATAAAACGATGTGCCTAGCTTAAGTAATTAAGCTGTGAAAATTGGGTAAAAACGGTGAATGCTAAAATTATATTGATAAATATAATCATGTAAATACCGTGCTAAGTGCTAAAAGTAAAAAATTAGCAACAGTGTAACGCATAGAGGGTGAAACTTAGAAATAAGAATATAAACCTCCACGAGTGCCCAACATCCTCAGTTCGAGGATGATGATATATGCTGAACTTATAAGAAATTATAAGAATCTAAGGATAAAAAGCCTTAGAGATAACAATAATCCAATGGTCGGTGGATTAGATTACATCAGAGGTTACCAAAGTTCAAATACTGAAACACATAACACATTAGTATCTCCTGAACATATTGGAGCTATTCCAGATGATTCTACAGGTGCTATTCGTGTAATTCAGTACTTTACTTTAGATGCTTTCTCAGGAGTTAATGGTTCAATTTATCATTCTTCTACGTATGCACAATTGACAGATGCTCAATTTGCAGAGAATCGTAAAGAAGTAATTGAAGCATTTAACAAATTAGCAGCTGAACAGTTTATATTCCTCTATTGAGGATAAAATAGTATTACCTAGTATAGCTTGCAGTAATCATACTAGATGGCAAGAAGAGCAAGAGAATACAAATGATGGAGCTTATGCAGATGATGAAGAAGAAGTTGGATTCTTAGAAGACTCTAATGGTAATGAGATCTACTTAGGATATATGGTATTCTATAGAGGTGAAATGTTTGATGTAGAATATTTACATGCAAATGGTAATGTAACTATAGTTAATTTGGATAGTGAAAAACCTTTTGAAATATCCGCCAATGAATTAGTTGTATTTGATGCTGAATATAGTGCTACAGATTGTGATGGTGAATATTTGTATGTAGGTGATTTTGTATATCTTGAAGGTATAACATATGAAGTTTTAAGAATTTATAATGATAACTTTATACACATAGTAAGTAGAGATAAGCGTTATAATGCACATTTGGATGCTGTAGAGTTAAAGTTATCGCTTATGCAAAAAACATGATTAATATTTTACTAATTATCATACTAGTTTATATACTAGTAGATAAATATAAAGTACACATACATCAAATAAATGGTGTATATGGCTTAGTCTATACTGTAGAAGTATGGAATGACCTAGAATGTAGGTATCTTTCAATAACAAGAAGAATTAAACTAATATAATTGTGCTATGAAGATTGAAAGTCTAGATGAATTACAAATGTATGTATCTTTGTTAGAAGATTTGTATGAAGAAGTACTAACAGATAACGATAGAATAGTAAAGCTACTTAAGAAAGAGTATGGTGTAACAACAAATATACATCAATTAGAGCTATTACAAGAAGCAAATATTAATTTATCATCAGCAGACTTTCAATTAACAACAAGAAATATTATGTCATGATAAATGATGATGAGTTAAAAAAGATAATTAAAGTACCCGATCCACAAGAGTTAAATAAGCTTGAAGTAATACAGCGTTATATATACGATATAAAAGGTAAAGATGTAGGTCAAATTAAACCTATAAAAAATCCTATACAACACTGGATGATGCAATCAGGATACGAGGCCGCTTTAAATTATTATCAAAGTATATTAAAAGATGAAGAAGTTTGAAGTAAATGTAGATAAAGCACTAGAATTAGGTATTATGCTTGAATCCTATTGTGTAGCATTGACTATTCATCATAACCCAGAATTAGATGTACTACTTAAGTATGCTAAAAATGTATCAGGTAAAGAAAGTATAAATAAGACTCTAAATGACTTAGTTGCTAGAGGATATTTAACTAATACATACCATGATAAGACTAAGTATATGCAAGGGTATATACATCTTACTGAAAAGTTCAAAAAAGATATCCTAGAACCTTATGTAAAACCATTAGAAGATTGGTTTGATAGTTGGCATGCATTATGGCCACCTAAACAAAAGAATCTAAATGGTGATTATATCAAAGGGGATAAATCTGCAGCTAAAACGCGCTTAGCTAAACTAATGGAAAATAATCCAAAGTTTACAAAAGGTGCTATTATAGCAGCAACTAAACAATTCTTAGTAGAACAGGCTAATAAAGGCTTTGCATACTGCCCACAAGCACATTACTTTGTAATGAAAGATGGTGTAAGTAGGCTAGCATCTGGTTGTGAGGCTCTGTTAAGCAATGAGAAGCCATTAGACGATAGTACTTACGAAGAAGATAGATTATGATATACGATAGAGTACTGGCCGAATTAAAAGAAAATAAGGCTCTTAGAGAGTCTGGTAAAGAGATAGCTATTCCTTGGTTAAATCTTCCTAAACTGTCTAGTGTAATACCTGGTATACAAAAAGGTAGATACTACCTGATTTCTGCGAACAGTAAAGTTGGAAAAACTCAGATAGCAGATTATCTATTTTTGTATGAGCCATTAAACTATATCTTTAACACACCTAATACTCAACTTAAACTTAAGATATTTTATTTCTCACTAGAAATGTCAAAAGAAGATAAGATTCTTCAGATGATAAGTAATAAAATATACAAAGATAAAGGTATCATCATATCTACAGATAACTTAAGGTCTTATTTTAATGGTTATATCTTACCAAATCAAGCTGTTCAGTATATAGAGAGTTGTAGAGAGTATTTTGAATGGGTTGAAACTGTTGTAACATTTATAGATAAAACTAGAAATCCATTTGGTATATATAATACTGTAAGGCAGTATGCTAAAGATAATGGTAAGTTTTATCGTAATGATGGTACACTAGTTACTATGATAGGTACTGATACTTTGTATGACTACTATATACCAAATGATCCTAATGAACAAGTAATTGTTATAACAGATCATGTGAGTTTGCTAACACCAGAGAAAGATGATGATTTGCATAAAACTATGAGTACTTTTAGTACAGATTATTGTCTTAAAATGAGAGATAATTTTAAATATACTGTAGTTAATGTTCAACAACAAGCGGCTTCGTCTGAAAGACAACAGTTTTCAATGGTAAGTAATAAACTTGCGATAGATAAATTACGTCCAACAGCTGAAGAATTAGGTGATAATAAACTAACTTCCAGAGATGTAGATATAATGATTGGTTTATTTGCACCACATAGATATAAGATTAAAACATATGCAGGCTATGATATATCTAAACTAAAAGATAACTATAGAGAATTAAGTATTATTTTGAATCGTAGAGGTCCTAGTACATCTTTAGATTTATATTTTGAAGGTGCTTCTAATTACTTTAGAGAATTAGGTAAAGATGAGTTTAGGGCAGAACAAAGCCCAGGGTTTAACATAAATGAAGAATAATATATGAGTATTATAGCAATTGCTGGACAATCAGGGACAGGTAAATCTAGTTCCTATGGCAATATACCTGAAATAGGTATAAAGGGTTTAGACCCAAAAGAAACTGTCGTAATTAACGTAGCAGGTAAAGACTTGCCATTCAGAGGATGGAAGAAAGTGTACACTGGCTCGCCTAAAGATGGTGGTAACTATGTAGAAGTATCTGATGCACAAACTATCGCTAAAATAATTGAGTTTATTTCAGCTAGTAGACCAGATATTAAGAATATTGTACTAGATGATAGTCAATATATTATGGCATTTGAATTTATGCGTAGAGCTAAAGAAGCTGGCTACGGTAAATTCTCTGACATAGGAGTAAATATTAGTAAAGTTATTGAGGCAGGTAGAGTTTGCCGTAAAGATTTGGTAGTTTATTGTATCTGGCACCCAGAAAAAGATGGTATGGGGGATTATAAACTAAAGACTGTAGGTAAGATGGTTGATGATTACTTAACTTTAGAAGGACTATTCACTGTTATCTTGTATACTAAAGTGAATAAAGGTTTAAATAATAATATGGAGTATATGTTTGTAACAAACAATGACGGAGAGTACCCAGCTAAATCTCCCGTAGGTATGTTTAAAGACATGTATATGCCAAATGATTTGAGTGCTGTATCTACAGCTATTGTTGAATATAATAACGGTTAATTTTAAACACTAAAAAACAAAAACTTATGAGTACTATTAAAACACCAACACCTATTTCTAAAAAAGGTTTAACTGATGATATTAATGCAGGTCTTAAAATGGATGAATTAACTGCAAAATATGGTACTAACAAATCAGAGATGAAATATCTTTTGAAAGAAGCAGGTTTAACTATCAAGAAAACTCGTGTAAAACGTTTTATTTTAGCTGACGATATTTCTACTGAAGAAATCGTAGCACAAATTACACAACCTACACAAGATATCGCAGTAGTAACTGAATCTATTAACTAATTAATTAATTATAAACTATAAAATATAAATAAAATGAGCGAATTGAATTTTAATTTTAACGATGTAAAGGTAGAAATTTTTGAAAGCAAATACCTAGAACCAGGTAACTATGTTGTAAAAACAACTAAAGTAGCCAAGGGAGTTTCTTCAGGTAAGAGTTCACCTTTCATTGAAATTTTTGTAGAAGCAGAAGATGGTTTAACAGCTAATCATAAATATTATTTGACTTCTACACCTGGAGCTTCAGGTAAATCAGCATTAGATATAACTTCTTCACAACTTGTTATCTTAGTAGCTGCGGCTAATAACTTAGATATTAACTCTGAAGAAGGTAAGACTAAAGCTAAAAGCCTTATTGGTCAAGTTAAATCTATTGATGAATTGATTGGTAAAGTAGCTAGCCTTTTAGTAGGTAAATCTTTTGCTTTGAAGTTGAATGGTAAATGGGTTAATCCTACAGATGTAACTAAAAAGCCTTACATTATTGCTGAATTTGCAGGTGGTGTATTTGCATTACCAACTTCTGAGTTGGCTAATTTGAAGCCATTTGATCCATCAAAAGGTATTAAAGGTGAGCCAGGTAGTTCGGTTACTGCTAACTCTGCATCTACAGGTCTTCCTGGAGCAAATGCTACCGCAAATTGGTAAGATAGTTTTTGTGTTTTGTTAATTGGTGTATGTGGGCTAGGGAAACCTAGCTCACTTACTTTAAACTATACATAGTGATAGATTTTAATAAAGTAGATGTAGACGTACCTATAACAAAAGAAGAAATATTAGCTTATGTAAGTATATATGATATATTCAAGAAATATTGCCATAACTTTGAAGATCTAGATAAGTCATTTTGTAGTAATCTACGAAGAGATAAAAATCCATCTTGTAGGATATTTGTTACTAGAAATAATGAATTAAAGTATAAAGATTTTGCTACAGGAGATTGTTTTAGTTGGATAGAATATATACAACATAAATATGCATGTAAATTCTATGAAGCACTAAACATTGTAGCAAATGACTTTAACTTAAGAAGATTAAAGACTGAGCACCCAGAGGTATTACTAGGTATGGAACCTATACTACCTAAATTACAACCTAAAACAAAGACTAACTTAATAATTGGTAGTCAACCTTGGAATATAGTAGATTATGAATTTTGGAGTAAGTTTAATATATCTTTTGAGGTACTAAATAACTACGATGTATTCTCTTGTAAAAGAGTGCAGATGTTAAAAGGTGATAAAAGATATATATTTGAAGCTACTAAAACATCGCCTATATATGCGTATAGATTTACGTATGATGGTGTGTATAGTTATAAGATATATAGACCTTATGAAGAGCCTAGAAGTAAATGGTTGTTTAATGGTGTGAAAGATAATATAGAAGGGTTTGATCAATTAGATCTACATGGTGATTTGTTAATCCTAACTAAAGCTATGAAAGATGTAATGTGTTATAGATCATTAGGTTATAATGCTATAGCAATGCAAGGTGAAGCTAATATACCTACACAAGAATTAATAGATAAACTTAGTAATAGGTTTACACAAATACTAGTAAATTTGGATAATGATGCGCAAGGTATCATATCTACAAATAGGATAGTAGATCTTTATGGGCTAAAGCATTTTTATATAGATGAAGCCAAAGATTTGTCAGATTTAATTAAATTAAATGGAGTTGAATATGGAAGAAACCAAATTACCAGAAAAGTATCAAGCTGTAAGATTTGAAGGTGTAGCACAAGTTATTCACTCTGATAAGGGGTTTAGCAATGCACCTGTATGTAGTATACCTACATTTTACGAGAATGATCTAGCTATAGCTGAATCTATAGCAAGTTTAATGAACGCACATGAAGTAGAATTATATTTTACAGTATGAGTTATCAATTAGCATTGACAAATAGTCAAAAATTAGAATTAGATATTAGGTTAAATGACCCTTATGATATTCTAGAAGAAAAAGACATGGATTATGGTTTTATACAAAGGAAAATTTATGAATTAGAAGGGAGGAGACATGCCACAAAATCCAACGGTAAAAGTAAAACCAAATAAGAAAGTAAAGAATGCTACACCTAAAGTGTATAAAGGTAAGACATATAGATCTGAATTAGAGGTATATTGTGCTGAACAATTAGACTTATATGGTGTAGTATTTCAATATGAAGAAAATAAATTTGTATTACAAGACAAGTTTAAATCACCTAATATATCTATAGAACCATTTGAAACTAAGGGAGTTAAGAAATTTGAGCCGCTAAATACTAATATTAGGGCAATTTGTTATACACCTGATTTTGTAGATCCGGGTCTTAAGTGGGTTATAGAAGTAAAAGGTCATAGGACAAATGAGTTTGATATTAAGTGGAAGATGTTTAAATCATGGCTTAGTGATAATATGATACTAGCTGATTTATACCTACCTACTAATAGAAAACAAGTGTTATATTGCGTACAATTAATAAAAAATAAGCTAAATGTTCAGAACTGAAGAGAATAAACTGTTAGCCCTTTATGTAGGAGTACTACTTTTAGGAGTAGTATTTGCCACTGTAGTAAGAAATGAAGAAATAACCAAAAAACTTGACGTAGAGCGTTGTTTTACCCTAAGAGATACTACGGAAGCTTTAAACCTAGATAATGTCTATAATGAGCTTATTTTGGATAGTATAGAGCATCCTGAAGTAGTTATTAGACAAATTATACTAGAAACTGGGTTTTTAACCTCTAGTGTATGTTTAGATAGTAATAATTTGTTTGGTTTTTACACAGATCACTATATAAAGTACGATAATTGGAAACAATCAATTAAGGCTTACAAAGCATATCAGATAAAAAACTATCATAATGGTAATTATTATAAATTCCTAGATAGTATAGGTTATGCTAATGATACTAGTTATATTTATAAATTAAAACATATAGTATGGCCACGAGACTAAGTTTAAATGATAAACTAACTAGATTAGGGTATAAATGTATACCTGTAGATGCGGAAGTTTACTATGAATACCGCTTTAGAGTAAATGGTATCAAGTATGAGATATTCATAGATGTAGATTCAAAGATAATTGGGTTTAGTGTGTTGGCGCCAAGTTATCCAGATGATTGGTTTTGTATTAAAACTTACAATCTAACGTATAGTAATGCGGAAAAACTAATCACTTATTATAAAAAATTATCAAAAATTAAATAATTTTCTTGGAAATCAAGAAAATCTTACATATATTTGGGTTAAATGAAAGAGAGAATTGCTTTAATAGATGCAGATCATGCATTATATATTTGTTGCTACAACAAAAAAGATTCTCTAATAGAAAAATCTCTTGAAGATGTGTATAATGCTCTAGATGAGTATATTACACATCTAATAGAGTTGGTAAATCCTTCTAAATATCTACTATTATTAAGTCCTAAGAAGACATTTAGGAATGATGTAGCAGATACATACAAGGCACAGCGCAAACCTAGTACTATTAACTACCTGAGAGAAGGTAAACAATACTTAATAGATAAATGGGGTGCTAAATTGCATGAAAATTTAGAAGCTGATGATTGCTGTTTAATATTAGAGAAACTGCTTAAAGATAAGTACGAAGTAGTTATAGTAAGTCCTGATAAAGATATACATAACACAGAAGGATATAGATTCATTCCTAGAGATAAAGTAATTAAATATACTACCAGAGAAGAAGATTTAGAGTTCTTTTGGACTAGTATGATCAAAGGTGATGGCGTTGATGGTGTAAAATCCATTCCTGGGCGAGGAGAAGCCTACGCTAAAAAATTATTCGCTAGTAATTATATAGATAAGAAAACACATGCACAACAAGTGCTACAAGCATATATAGATCACTTTGGAGAGTATGTAGGTATTGAAGAATTCTATAAGAACTATAGATTACTAAAGATACTACAAGACTACGAAGGGTTTGAGTTTAATGAACAAAATTTGATTGACATTGGAAGCAAGGAAAGTATATAGCCCTAGAAAAGAATTTATGGAGAAGCGGGGCTTAAAAAAGACAAAAAGTGGTGTGTTTATACTTCCTATATTAATGTATCAAAACATTATTAAGAAGTCACCATATTATATAGGTACTTATATACTCAATACACATCAACCTAGAATATGTGTTGTATTTCAAGATATAACTATGGATGAAGATCCTACACAACTAGTTACTCTAATGGGTGTTCTAGTTGCAGATCCTTTATACATTAATCAAGATGTACTAGATGGTGAAGTAATAGTTGAGTTTAGATTTCCTAGTAAGTTTAAAAAAGATTTTGATCTTATACTAGAAGGTAGGTACAGTGAGTTATCAAGAGAATACAAAGATATATTAATGATTGATCATGTTGAAGAGAGTTTACAAGGCTCTGCTAGATCTATGTTTGACATATTATATCCTACAAATGCTAAGCGTAAAGCTATTGCTGAAGCTTTAGATGTAAGGTATGATAGTATTCCTAAAGAACTATTAGATATTCCTGTATTAGAGAATGAGATTTTTTGTAGATTAACAGAATATAAAGAAAAATATGAATCAAGAGAGTGTGTTAACTGACTCTGAATTAAGTGCCAGTATTTTATCTGAAGTAACGATATTTAATAAATACGCGAAACATTTAGAAGATAAAGAAAGAAGGGAGACTTGGGATGAGATTTGTGATAGGTACGAAACTATGATGATAGAGAAGTACCCTAGTGAAGCACCTAATATCGTAGTAGCCTTAGACTATGTAAGAGCTAAGAAAGTATTACCTTCTATGAGAGCTATGCAATTTGCAGGTCCGGCTATAAGTAAGAATCATGCACGTATTTATAATTGTGCGTACTTACCTGTAGATGATTATAGAGCTTTTAGTGAAGGTATGTTCTTACTTTTAGGAGGTACAGGTTTAGGTTATTCCGTGCAAATGCATCATGTAGATAAATTACCTGAAATAGTTAAACCTCTTAAAGAGAAGAAGTATCTTATAGGAGATAGTCTAGAAGGTTGGGCTGATGCAGTTAAAGTGCTGTTTAAAGCTTATTTTGGATTAAGTAAATATAAACCAAGATTTGATTTTTCTGATATAAGACCAAAGGGAGCCAGGCTAGTTACCGCAGGAGGTAAAGCGCCTGGCCCTGGGCCATTAAAAGAATGTTTAGTTAAGATAGAGAATATCTTAGAATCTAAACAAACTGGAGATAAATTAAAACCTATAGAGTGCCATGATATTATTTGTCATATAGCTAACTCTGTATTGTCTGGAGGTATTAGAAGATCAGCTTGTATAGCTTTATTTTCTTTTGATGACCCAGAGATGACAGAATGTAAGTACGGTAACTGGTGGGAGACAAATGAACAAAGAGGTAGAAGTAATAACTCTGCTGTAATTGTAAGAAATAAAGTATCTAAAGAAGACTTTTTAAGTCTTTGGAAAAAGATAGAGTTGTCTAATTCAGGAGAACCTGGTATTTATTTTACAGATGATAAAGATTGGGGAACTAACCCTTGTTGTTTTACAGGTAATACATCACTTTTAACTGAATACGGTAAATTAAATTTTTCTGAAATAGTAGAAGAATTTGGTGGAGAGTTAAATGCCTATAATTATAAAGGTGAATTAGTACCTTGTAAAGTTTGGTATACAGGTGTTAAAAAAGTAATTACTCCAATACTATCTAACTATGGAGAGCGTTTTACTTGTACACCAGATCATGTGTTTATGTTAACTGATGGTACTAAATGTGAGGCTAAAGACCTTGTGGGTAAAAGAATAATGCCTTTTGTGCAATTTAATAAAACTGTTAGTGAGTATACTAAGTATGGATTCATACAAGGTAATATCTCTTTAGGTGGGTTAGCTTCTGATACTCATAAAGGACTTGAAATTTATTTTGGAGAAAAAGATTTAGATGTAGCTATACTGTTTGGGTATGAAACTACAGGTAAACAATATGTTACTGGTTATAATGAAATACTAGATTCTTTAGGATTTTCATCTGAACCATTACCTACTAGAGAATTGCCTGCTAGCTTTAGTAAGTTTAGTAGAGAAGAAATAAACCACTTTTTACAAGGTTTATATTCAGCTAATGGCTCTATAGTAAAAGGTCATAGAATAGCATTTAAAACTACTAGTAAAGTACTTGTACATCAACTAAGAAGTGTACTAAGTGATTTAAATATATATACTTACATAACTATAAATAAAGAGAAAGATGTTCAATTTAAGAATGGCCTTTATACTTGTAAAGAGTCGTATGATTTAAATATAAGTAAATATAGTAGTCTGTTAATTTTTGCAGAGTGTATTAACTTTATACATCAGTATAAACAAGATGCATTGTATGCATTAATAAAATCTAAAGCGCCTAAAGTATTAAGCATTTCAGAAGATATACATGAAACAGACGTATATGATTTTAGTTTAAATGATGATACACATTGGGGAGTTGTAGCAGGTCAGTTTATTGCACATAACTGTGAAGTAGCTTTAAGGCCTAATCAATTCTGTAATCTAACTGAAGTAAATGTATCTAATATAAAAGATGAGCAAGATCTTCATACAAGAGTATCTGTTGCAGCTTATTTAGGCACCTTACAAGCAGGTTTTACAGACTTTCATTACCTCAGACCTGTATGGAGAACTACTACAGAGAAAGAAGCTCTAATAGGCGTGGGAATGACTGGTATAGCTTCTGGTGAAGTGTTAAAGTATAATCTTAAGAATACAGCTGAAGTAGCTAAAACTATAAATAAAACAACAGCTGAAGATATTGGTATAAACCAAGCCGCTAGAACTACTGTAATAAAGCCATCTGGAACGACTAGTTGTGTATTAGGAACATCATCTGGAATACATGCTTGGCATAATGATTACTATATTAGGCGTATTAGGATTATGAAGAATGATCCATTATATACTTACCTAGTAATTAATCATCCTGAGTTAATAGAAGATGATCAATTAAGAAGCCATGATACAGCAGTAATATCTATTCCACAAAAAGCTCCGCAAGGAGCTATTGTAAGAACTGAATCTACATTTGATCTATTAGAACGTGTAAAGAAGTTTAACTTAGAGTGGGTTAGATCTGGTCATAGGAAAGGTGCAAATACAAATAATGTAAGCGCTACTATATCAGTTAAACCTACTGAATGGCCTTCTGTTGGTGAGTGGATGTGGAATAATAAACATACTTTTAATGGATTAAGTGTATTACCGTATGATAATGGTTCATATATACAAGCGCCATTTGAAGATTGTACTGAAGAGAAATATAAAGAATTAATGAAAACCCTAACAAGTGTAGATTTGAGTAAAGTTATTGAGTTATCTGATAGCACAGAATTTACTCAAGAAGCAGCTTGTGCAGGTGGAAAATGCGAAGTATAATGCCAGAATATAAATTTCATTATAAACCTGAAACAATAGCTAATGATTTTTTAACTTCACCATTTGAAAGAATTGTTGGGCAAAGTTGGGGGCATAAAGTATCTCCTATAAAAGAACAAGGTCTTAAAAAGTTTGATCAAGGTAAGCCTAAATTCACTTCTATACCTCAAAAGGCTTTATTAGAAGTTGCTAAAGTGTTTACACATGGTGCAGAAAAGTATGGAATGTTTAACTATAGCTTAGGTACAGATAATACTAGACTAGTTGATGCATTATTAAGGCACACTAATCAGTATTTAACTGGAGAAGATATAGATGAATCAGGAGTACATCATTTGGCCTGCGTAGCAGCTAATGCTTTAATGGCTTTAGATGCACATTTAACAGGTAAAGAAAGAGACACTCGTAATAGTGTTTATAAATCATAATGTTCCGTAAATTGAACAAAATAGTGTATTTTTGTTTATTATAAGAAACATTATATCCTAATTAAATAGTTAATATTTTAGCTAAAATCATTAAATTTGTTTAAAATAGCTAATATTTTAATACTTTTAGTATTAATTTGTTAGCTATTTTACTCTAAAATATATAGTATGACTTTAAAACAATTAAAGAAAAAGCTTATAGATTGCCCTGGTTACAGAGAAAATGGTGCTGCAACAGTTGCAAAACATTTAGGAGTATCTGAAAAGATGGTTCGTAAAGCTAAAAAAGAGCTTCGTGAAGAAGAAAGAGCTAGAGATTTGGCTGAAATACAGCCTAAAGTAAATCAATTACAGTATGAAGAGCCGGAGATTATCCAAAGTAATGGAATATATAAACCTGTTCAAAGGTTATCTAATTTGGGAGGTTTTAATATTAACAAGTTGATAGATGTAAATACTCTAGTAATTCCTGATACACATGAACCATTCTGCAAAGCAGGAGTTATGGAGCATTGCTATAGAATAAAAGAGAAGTATAACTGTACTAGAGTAGTACATATTGGAGATGAGGTAGATGCATGCGCTATTTCTCAATGGGAACATGATCCAGATGGTATGTCTGCAGGAGATGAGGCTATTTTAGCTCAAGCAAAGATGAAACAATGGTATTTAAATTTCCCAGAGGTATATGTATGCATCGGAAATCACACAGCAAGGCCATTTAGATTAGCTAAGACAGCCGGAATACCCTCTAAGTTCATAAAGACCTATAGAGAGTCTTGGGAAGCTCCAGAGGGCTGGAAATGGGCTGATTCTTGGGAGTTTGATGGAGTACACTTTACACATGGCACAGGACATTCAGGCCCTAGAGCAGCTATTACAGTTGCTATGAGGTACCAAATGAATGTAGTAATGGGGCATATACACTCAGAAGCAGGTATACAGTATGCAGCTAATAAGCATAGATTAGTATGGGGTATGCAAGTAGGTGGTGCTATAGATGACAAATCTTACGCTGCAGCGTATGCTAAAGATCAATTAAAGAAATCAATTGTAGGTTGTGGTGTTATATTAAATAACGGCACACTACCAGTTTATGAACCAATGAAATTATAATATTATGTGTACAGTAAGATTCATAGGATGTCTACATTTAGGGCATCGTTGGATGGCTAAACATAGGGGTTTTGAGGAAAGCTATTTGCATGATGATTGGTTATATCAGCAATGGAATAAAGTAGTTCACCCTAGGGATCTTACCTACATTTTAGGTGACGTAACTATGGAGTCTAGTAAAGAATATCCTATATTAAGTCAACTTAAAGGTAGGAAGATTGTAGTACTAGGTAATCATGATCTACCTAAACATACTAGAAAGCTACTAGACCATGTAGAATCTGTAGCTGGTATGGTAGACTATAAAGGTTTTGCATTAACACATTCACCTATACACCCTGATGAGATGGGTATGTATAGAGGAAATATTCATGCACATATACATGAGAATCAATTACAAGAGTTTTATGCTAGAGAATTATACAATGATAGACCTACTTTAAAACCTACATTAAGTAAGTATGTAAATGTAGATGCGCACTTAATCAATTATACACCTAAAACAATAGACGAGCTATGGGGGAATTCATTAACTTAAGTAAAATCCTAAAAAACAGGATAAAATGTAACTTATGTGGCGATATTATAGAATCAAAGCATGTTCACGATATGGAAACATGTTCTTGTGGATCTTGCTTTGTAGATGGTGGCCAAACTTACATAAGAGTAGGTTATAATAATCCAGGTGATATCACAGATATGGCTGTTTATGATGATGGTGAGCATGAAACACGTAGGAATAACTTACGGTGGGGTGTTAACTTTACCAAAAACATGGATAGATTACCTAAGACAGAGTGGAGATATATTAAAGATCTAAATACAGATCACATTAAAGCTATCTTAGATGGTGGGTGGTGTAGAGATAATATGTTCTACATAGAAGTATTCACAGATGAGCTAAAATATCGAGAAGATAATAAGATATTTGAATAAACAAAAAACCCCTAGATTTTATGTCTAGGGGTTCTTTTTTACCTGAATTCTTCCATTAGTTGATCATTGAGTATTCTATGGAACTGATCTATAAATGCTAAACCAGGAGTTAATCTAAGTGCAGCAGATTCTATCTTATATCTACCCTTCCTACTACCTGATTTAAACTTAGCATTATCTCCGTAAGCTGTTAGTAAGTAACCAAAACCTTGCTTCATTGTATTTAGAGTAGTTACAGATGGTGCAGCTTTACCGGCCATATCTATTGCAGATTGTGGGTTATAGAAGAATATAGCATCACCTGCAGCTCTATCTAACAAAGTCATAGCTAACTTAACTTGCCACATCTTCTTACGCTTCTTATCATCGTAACTAGAACCATGTTTTAAAACCTGCATAATACCGAATAGAGCTCCTATAATAAGACCTTCTGCGATATTCTTACGCATATTGTACTTATCTATATTACTTAAAGAATCCCAATTACCTGTAGCTATAGCTTTAATACCTTCGCCTAAAGATCTATACCTACCTTTCATAGTTTCACCTAAACGCACATCTTCATGCTCTTTAAGCATTCTAGACTCTACAGCTGTAGAAATCCACTTCTTAAATTGAGAAGCTAGCCTAAATAATACGCTCTGATACGCTATTGCAGCTTCTTTAGAAGTATATCTACCGTGTATAGTATAGTTAAGCTTTTGAATCTTATTGGTTAATTGAGACTTTTCTTTCTCTGTTAAGTTATTGTATTTATCTGTAAGTTCACCACTCTTAGTAAGCATACCTTCTTTAATAAGTACAGCTAACATAGTGCTAGACTGTAGGTATTTTTCACCTAACTTTTGTGGTAAATATAAGAATTCTTGTAGCTTATCAAAATCTAACTTTTTAGGATTGCCTGATACATGTTCTACCAAATGGTAGTCTTCAAGCTCTTGCAGTACGTTAAGTTCTTCTAAAAGTTTGTTTAATGTAGATTCTTTATCTGCAGTTTGCCTAAAGAATATATTTCTAGATGCACGTAAACCTTCATAGTTCATAAATTTACCGCCTACAGCCTCTATAAAGTTACCCATTTGTCCAAACACTACGTTATTTATAGCACCTATTGGACTAAAGCCTATACGAAGTAATGAATTGTACTTTAAAAAACCATCTAATAAGTCTGAAGTATATACTACTCTTTTACCTACTAAGTTACCATTATCGTCTACTACATCAGTTTTAAACGGTAATTCAAACTTACCCTCTTTCTTCTTTAAATCACCAAATATTTGCATTCTGATATAACCATCTACTATCTTATGTAGATTAGAGTCTTCATAACTAACAGGAGCTTTATTAGGTGTATCATTCTTGTAATATTGTCTATTTACTATATGACCATCTTTACCTACAGCCTTCTTCATACACTCTTCTATCATTCGTACTTCAGGTAATAATTCAACCATTTCATGGTGATTATTTATGAATTGTCCGAATTGTAGTAAGCTAGAACTTAAATCTCTAGATTTCTCACTTTCATGCAGTGGTGTTAAGAACTCTAAAGGGAACATATCTTTACCAGCTTCTGTAGATAATACACCATTAGAATTACGTTCTACTTGTACTAGCTTGTTAAATGCTATACGCCCTTTAGCTTTAACATTTGCTATAAAATGCCCACCCATTTGTTGAGGTGATAAAACTTGGAGTTTCTCCATCTCATCTATGTAGAAGTTATAGAACCTAGCTAATTCAGGTGTAGATTGTATCTTAATATAGTTAGCATTATCTGTACCATCATTATTAAACATAGAAACTATCTCGGTAGTGCGACCATTTGAGCTTATAAACACATCAAACATATGTTCAGGTTTCACCCCATTTTTTTTAGCCCAATCTCCTAGTAACTTAACCTCTTCTTTTATACGTTCTGCAAGTTGCTTACTAGCTATATCTGCTTTGTTTTGGCGCTCTTTAATCAATAATCCAATAGTTCTAGCATAGTAATTCGCAGAGTCAGCTAAAGCACCTAGGTAAGTAGTTGCTACACCTTTATCTCTACTTTGAGCATCTATATCATCTTGAGTTACTTGCTTAGGACTATTCTCTTGTACTATATCTAATACTTTCTTTTGAATCAGCGGAAATACTTCATTATAAGCATTGGCAGCTTCTTGTGCTAAAGAACTGAATTCTTTTAAAGCATTTAATGCATCTATAATATACTTAGCATTTGCTGTGGTTATTTCTCCACCATTCTTAAAGTCTTCAGTAAGACCTTTTATCTCATTAATAGTCTCTAAACCTAACTCATGGTAATCATTAGCTTCTCCTGAAGCTCTAGCTACACCAAACTTATGCTCTAACTCTTCTAGTTTTGCAACTGCCTTAGGGAATTCAGGATCTCCAGAATCCATAGCTTGTAACTTCTTCTTAAGAGAGTTTATTCTACGAATGAATAATCCTGATTGTTTAGCAAATGGATCTGCAGGTAGAGAAGTTCTTTCATCTACTGCTTCTTCTTTTTTAAGACTTTCTAGGTCTAACCAAGTTTTATCATTAATTAATTCTTGTAAGGCATCTACATATGTATAGCCTTTACCAGTATCATTCGCGTAGTATAAAGTCTTATTATCTAATCTACCTTTAGCTATTTGATTTAAAATCCAGTTTCTTTGTGCAGGTCTTACATTTTCATGGTCTTCACCTTTTAACCAAGCTTTATAATCGTTAGCAGCTTTCTCTGCAGATTCTACTGATACATAACCTTTAATACCGCTAGCTGTAAATGGATTATCAAATTGTTTATAACCTGCATCTGGTACACGTTGTACAACTACACCATGATCT